AAAGAAGAATTTATTACAAATTTAGTTTCAAGTATAAGAAAGGTAGCAAATAATAAACAAAAGACAGCAATATTTCTTAGTGGAGGACTAGACAGTACTTGTGCTTTAGGAGTATTAAAAGATACAAATATAGACTTAACTGCATATATTTGTGACTATGGAAAACGTGGGTCAAAATTTCACGACCATAATGCTTTCAGAGATGAAGCAAGAATGGCAAAGAAAACTTGCGAAGAATGGGATATAGATTATAAAGTTGTAAAACTAGAACATGAACACTTAAGCCACTATGACAGAATGTGGTTAAATGGTACTCACTATCCTTGGGTTGATATGAATAGAAGATCTCCTAGATTTGCATTATGCAAAGCGGCTAGTAGAGATGGGTGTAAAGTAGTTCTTACTGGAGATAGTGCAGATGAATTATTTACAGGGTATCTACATCATGATAGATATTATGATGATGAATATAACAAAGAAACTATAACACTATATGCTAATAAACAAAACTGGGTTCCTCAAAAAATATTTAGTGAGAATGATTGGAAAAATAATGCTTTATGGTATGACTTAGTAAGTACATCAGAGCAAAATGTTCTTGCAACTGACCAAACCTGCGGTATGTGGGGTATGGAGAGTAGACCTGTATTTTTATCACAAAGTTTTGTACGATATGTGTATGAGATGGAAAGTGAAATTAAATTCAAAGTACATCCAGACCATCCAATAGGTACTTACAAATACTTGTTAAGAGAAGTAATGAAAGAATATCTTCCAAAGCATGTTCGTAATAGAAAAAACAAAGTTGGATGGTCAAGCCCTTGGGACAATAATCATAAATACTTACAAGATTTATGGAAACTACAAGACTTGGAATATATCTCAAGTTTATGAAGGCAGTACTATCTAACAGAATATATCTTTCAGTAGATAGTAAAACAAGTTCCGATATCGAGAAAGAGCTAACATATACAATTGCTCCAAGGATGCCGCAAGATCCTCCTATCGTATTTAAAACAGTTAGATGGATAAGAGAAGGTTTAATTTCTATACCAATCGGAAGAATGGACTTAATCCCAGCCGATTATGAAATAATCGATAAGCGTGTAATATCACCAGTAGAACTTCCTGACTTTAAGTTCACTTTACGACCAAGCCAGCAGAAGGTATATGACGAAATTCAAGGCAATGCTATAATTAACGCTTGGGTAAGTTGGGGTAAGACTATAACAGGTTTAGCGATAGCTAAAAAGTTAGGTCAGAAAACATTGGTTGTTACTCACACAACCACCCTACGAAATCAGTGGGAAAGAGACGTAGAAAACTGCTTTGGAATTAAAGCAGGGAGAATTGGTTCGGGTAGCTTTGACACTAAGTCTCCAATAGTTATTGGAAACATTCAGAGTTTGTACAGAAAAATGAACGATATTAAACAAGTATTTGGAACTGTGATTTTAGATGAAATGCATCATGTTAGTAGTCCAACTTTTACACGTATAGTAGATGAAATGCCTGCTTTAAATAAGGTGGGTTTATCAGGAACACTAGAAAGAAAAGATGGACGTCATGTAGTATTTAGAGATTACTTTGGTAATGATGTACACATACCCCCCAAAGAAAATTATATGACTCCTCAGATTCATATAATCAAGTCCGAGATACGCTTCCTTGATGGTGCGTATACACCTTGGGCAGAAAGAATAAATCATCTTGCATACAATCAAGAATATGTGCATAGTGTAAGTATGATTGCTGCCAAATATGCTGCAGAAGGACACAAAGTATTAGTAGTGTCAGATAGAGTGGCTTTTCTTAAAGCCTGCGCTAACCTCTGTGGTGATAAAGCAGTTTCCATAACAGGAGATATGGAACTTACTGAAAGAGAAGAAGTAATGAAAGAAATTAAAGAGAAAAAGAATATACTTTTTGGTACACAATCAATCTTTTCTGAAGGTATATCATTAAATGATTTAAGTTGTTTAGTGTTGGGTACACCTATAAATAACGACCCTTTACTAACACAGCTTATTGGTAGAGTAATAAGAGAGAAAGAAGGAAAACGACAACCTGTTATCGTAGACATTCATCTCAAAGGAAAAACAGCAGCCCGTCAAGCAAATGCACGATTGGGCTACTATATAAAACAAAATTACGAGGTAAATATTTTATGACAGAAACAAGACAAATACAACTAGATATACCTGAAATGCAAAAGAATAAAGTCTTCTTGGCTACTCCTATGTATGGCGGAATGTGTCATGGTTTATACACTAAGTCCTTGATGGATACTACAGCAGTAGCTATGAATCATGGATTACATATGCAAATATATTATCTATTTAATGAAAGTTTAATTACTAGAGCAAGAAACTACGCAGTAGCAAATTTCTTAAAAAGTAATGCAGACTGGTTATTATTTATAGATAGTGATATTGCATGGGGCGCTATGGATATGATGTATATGTGGCACTTAATATCAACTAGAAAAGATATAGATGTGCTGTGCGCTTTATATCCAAAGAAAACAATTGCTTGGGAAAAAGTATTACATGCTGCTAAAAGTGGAGCATATGATAATGACCCTAGAGGATTAGAAAAAGTAGCTGGAGATATGGTGTTTAATCCTTTGCCAGAGGCATACCCAAATGGACAAGCACCTGTATTTGAACCTGTAAAAATTAAAGAAGGCGCAACAGGATTTATGTTTGTACATAGAGATGTATTTACAAAATATGATGAAGCGCATCCTGAAAGACTTTATACTCCCGACCATTTAAGAGAAGGAGAATTTGAACCAGGAGAAAAAATAATGGCATATTTTGATTGCATAATAAATGAACAAAACAGATATCTAAGTGAAGATTATATGTTTTCAGAAACAGTAAGAAAGTTAGGGACTGATATATGGGCTTTACCAATGATTGAACTAATGCATTGTGGTAGTTATATATTTCAAGGCAGTTTGATAAAAATGGCACAAGCAGGAGTTCATGCTACAATAGCACCTGAGGATGTTAAAAAATTACAATCTGTGGTGAAGAATAAAGATAAGAAAAATAATTCTTGACACGAACTCAAAAATTTGTTATAATATGTTACTATTTGACTGGAATAAGATTATGAGAGTAAGCAAAGGGAATGTTGGTGACATCATTCAGATACTTAGGATCATAACTTACAAAATTCAACCAAAAAATTACTACGATAAAACTTTTAAGTTTTACAAGTATAAGTTCGGTGGTTCTAGCTATATCTTAAACCCAAAAGATTTACTAGAACGCGGACGGGCATTTAGTGATAAAGAAGTAGCGGAATATGCAGGTGTCGCATCATTCCGTAACTATCACAACTATGTCAGTACAAAAGACACCACACTAGATTTTCTGATGTCCCCGATATCAGAAGAAATTATAAATAATAACAGACTGCTTGAATTAAAAGAGGGACGGGTACACTTTTTATTCGAGGAGACAAAAGGAGAAAAATATGGCGATTGGATTCAATCAAACTAAAGGATCAGCTCAAAAAGAGAAGATCGAAACTTATAACTATGCAGGTAAAGAAGACCATCATGTAAGACTTGTTGGTGACTTATTACCTAGATACGTCTATTGGATTAAGGGCGAAAACGGTAAGAATATTCCTATGGAGTGTTTATCATTTGATAGAAATACCGAAACCTTTAATAACAAAGAACATGACCATGTTCGTGACTTTTACCCAGATTTAAAATGTGGATGGTCTTATGCCGTTCAATGCATTGACTACGCTGATAAAAGTGTAAAAGTTCTTAATCTAAAAAGAAAACTATTCGACCAAGTATTAGTAGCTATGGAAGAGTTGGGCGACCCAACAGACCCAGTAACAGGTTATGACATTCATTTCAAAAGAAAGAAGACTGGCCCACAGGTATTTAATGTTGAATATCAATTACAAGTTCTAAAGTGTAAAGCAAGAGAGCTTGAAGATTGGGAAAAAGAATTAGTTTCAGGACTTAAGTCAATGGATGATGTTCTTCCAAGACCAACTGCTGATGCACAATTAGAGCTTCTTAGAAAAATTAATGATTCAGGTAGTGAAACTCCTGAAGAAGTTTCAGACGAATTTGACGTATCATGATTGGAGTAGGGGAGAAGTTTCCTGCATTTACATTGCAGGGTGTTAATAAGGATAATGAATTTGTAGAAGTTTCTGTTACAGAACACTACGATCCATTAAAGCACGATTACACTGTAATCTACTTCTATCCGAAAGATTTTACTTTCATATGCCCAACAGAAATTGCGGGAATGGATATGTTAGTAGAGGAAGCAAATGTAATCGGTATAAGTGGTGATAATGAGTTCTGTAAGTTAGCTTGGAAAAAAGATAACAAACTCATTGGAAACATAAAACACTCACTTGCTGCTGACTGTGGCTTAAGACTTGCAGAAGATCTAGGAATAATAGATGAAGAAGCAGGTGTATGTTACAGAGCAACTTACATTATTGATAGAAATGATGTAGTACAACACGTAAGTGTTAACGCACTTGACACAGGCAGAAATGCTCATGAAGTTCTTAGAACTTTACAGGCTATCAAAGCTGGTGGACTAACAGGTTGTGAATGGCAACCAGGAGATAATTTACTGTGATTTTATTTACAGCAGATTGGCATATCAAATTAGGACAAAAGAATGTACCAACCGCATGGGCGTGTACTAGATATCAAATGTTCTATGAGCAAGTGCAAGAAGCTATAGATGAACACGGAGTAACTCTTCATATCATTGGTGGGGACTTGTTTGACCGAGTCCCCTCCATGGATGAACTTACTCTATACTTTGACTTTGTAGCAAAACAAAAAGTAAGAACAATCATCTATGACGGAAATCATGAAGCTACAAAAAAGAATCATACATTCTTTAATAATTTGATTCGTGCCACAAAAGACATAAATCCTTTAGTATCAGTAGTAACTGAAACATACTATGAGGATGATTGGGCGATTTTACCATATGCTGATTTGCATAAAAAGAATCATATAGAAGGCATCAATGCAGATGTTTTATTTACTCATGTTCGTGGTGAAATACCACCTCATGTAGTACCAGAAGTAGATTTAGAAAGATTTGACAAGTTTGATGTCGTCTTCGCTGGAGACTTACATGCTCACGAGAATACTCAACGAAATATTGTGTACCCAGGAAGCCCAATGACAACATCTTTTCATAGAAACGAAGTCCAAACGGGGTATCTAATTATTGACCCTAAAAATAATTGGGAATGGACATGGCATAGTTTTAACTTGCCACAGCTTATTCGTAAGACTATTACTGACCCAAATGAAATGGAACAAACAGACTTTCATCATACAATCTATGAATTAGAAGGAGATGTACAAGATTTAGCACAAGTTAAAAATACTGACCTTCTTGATAAAAAAGTTGTTAGAAGAGAAACAGAAGCTACACTTAATTTAAGTAGTGAGATGTCTATTTCTGATGAATTAGGAATATATCTAAAAGAGATAATGTCTCTTGATGATTCAAAAATTAGAAAATTAATGGGAGTTTTTAATGATTATTCTACAAAAACTGACTTGGGATAATTGCTTTTCGTATGGAGAAGGAAATGAGTTGGACTTATCAAAAGACACACTCACACAATTAGTTGGAACAAATGGTGTAGGTAAATCTTCTATACCTTTAATATTAGAAGAAATACTATTTAATAAAAATAGTAAAAATGTAAAAAAAGCGGATATAGCAAATAGATATGTTAACAAAGGATATGATATTAGCCTTGAGTTTAGTGTTGACGCTGACGTATATAACATTACTGTTGTACGGCGTACAAACCTCAAGTGTAAATTAACTAAAAATGGAGAAGATATTTCTTCACATACAGCGTCAAATACTTATAAGACACTAGGAGAAATTCTTGGAATTGACTTTAAGACTTTTTCACAGTTAGTTTATCAGAATACCAACGCATCTTTACAGTTTCTAACTGCTACGGACACAAATCGTAAAAAGTTCTTAATTGACTTGTTAAAACTTGAAGAATAT